GTTTAGCCCAGTAAAGTTCATAACGTGCTGATTCAGACCTTTGCATCGCTAAAATGGCACTCTGTTTTGCATCCTCCATTTTTGCATAGGCTGATTTCACGTTTGCCCTCATAACATTGAGTGATGCATCAGCACTTTGTTTTTTTGATAAGATCTCCTGTTGTAAGGCTGATCTGTATATTGCGCTTTTTGAGGATAAGTCAAGTTTGGACAACGCTAATTTCTGATCAGAGGTTAAAACCCCCATTGCTGCGCTTTCATATCCCTCAGATGATGTTGTAAGCCCTAAAGTAGAAAGGTATTGTTGCTGTTGAGCGGTTAACATTTGTTGAATTGCTCCAACTCTTAAGCGGGAAACGATATTTAATCTTTCTTTAGCTGTCAATTGAGTTTCCATTGCTTTTGTATGAGCAATCTGTGAGGCTGTAAGTTTACCGGTATCGCTTATCGTTTGCCCTGTAAGTCGTTGCTCCTCTCTCATTAGAGAAAGTTTTACCTGTCTTACAGTATTGTCTATTAATGCAACACCTGTATAACCTTTTGTTGCAATTGTATTAACTACGATTGCTGCCTTGTATGTTCCATATGCAATTGCAATGGCTTTTGTAATTCTTAATATATCATCTAAATGTTCAACTAAATAAGTGGCTCCCTCAATTCCTTTTGCGAAAACGTCCTGATATTGTTCACCCAAATCATTAAGTGCCATATCCCATGCATCACCTAAATTCGCAATCATTCCGGTTAAAGAGGCTGATTGTTTATGCATAAGATTATAGAATTGACCTCCGGCATCAGTCATTCCATAAATAACCTTTTCCACATCTGCGAAACCGATCTTACCGGCAGAAACCATTGCGTTAATTTCCTCCGTGGTTTTTCCGTACATAGATGCAAGTTCTTTTGCAAGTGGAATACCTCTACCCATGAATTGGCGCATGTCCTGAGCGTACAACCTACCCTGTGTCATTGTGGTACCATACAGATAGACCATGTCACCCAAAGGAATAGATAATCCGGATGCAATATTTCCTAAACGGATCAGTGTTTCATTTACTTTATCGGCTTCAAAACCATAAGCCAGTAATTGTTTGGCTCCCATTGCAACCCCTGTTAGATCAAAGGGTGTTTTGGCTGCTGTTTCAATCATCTGATTCATGAGTGCCTGACTTTTGGAGGCACTTCCTAACATTGTTTCAAATGCAATCTCCAATTGTTGGAATTGTCCCCTTACCTGAACAATGCTACTTGCAACTTTTGAAAGTCCGTTTGCTATTAGATATGTAACTATATACTTGGCACCATTCCGGGCAAAATCAAGAATTGACTGATCCATCCTTTCAGCTTCATAGCCTACGGTTGTAGCTGAACTCCTGATACGTCTTTCCATTGCTTCAGCAGATGCATTAAAATCATCTATATCCAGTGTAGCCTTAAAAGCTAATCCACCATTTCTATTTTCGCTCATAATTTGCCATTTATATAGTTCATGATGTCCTCTTTTGTCTCCAGTTTCCTGACTTCGGTATTTTCGCTATCCTTTTTGCTATCATCTAAATCCTCAATTTTAGCCTGATCTTCGATCATTAACCGAACATTAATCCACGATATACCCCAAAGCAAATAATCATAAGTCCATCCAAACTCTTTTAGTATTGAACCCCTGATTCCCCACGGACTATTAAGTCCGATTACTCTACTCGATCCGCTTTGGGAGTGGTCGCTTCTACTGACCGTATTAATCGAATAGAGTTCGTAAAACCCGCTTTATCGCTCATTTTGCCTATTATACCACAAAGTTTTTGCAAGCGTGATGATGTCAAATGTGATAGAAAGAATTTTTGTAGATCTGAAACCTCCTTACTGTCAACTTTTGCAACCTCTGAACAGTTGATCGTTGCGACTGCGACCATCTTTGCCATGAGTGGAATATGCTTCATGAGCCGTTCGCTTTCCGGAATGGAATTATCCTGTAGCTTCTGTTCATCAAAATCAATCTCAATTGCCATTTTGCGGATAATATCCATTGTACCCAAATAGAGAGGCTTAATGTGAAAGTGTCTTTTATAAATATTCTTGGTAATGCTTTCATTCAGATCATCAGCCTCAACAATATCTACATCCCAACTTTTGGGTATTTCTTTATTTCTCCACGATTTAACCAGTTTAGGCAATGCTAAACCCAGTGTCCTAAGCCATCTTGGAGGTTGTTTTACCTCAATTTTGAGCGGTACGCTGAATCTCACACCATAACTTAAGAGTGCTTCTATAGCCTGTTCTTCAAGTTCCAGTTGTTTTTCTCTACTTAAGTCTTCTATCTTTTCATCTTTCATAGTTCTGTCTTGAATTGTAGTATTTGTTTAAAAAGAAAGCCCACTGTTAAATGGGCTTTCTGATAATTTTACCCTTACAGAGTAGGTTCGGTTACATCCTCATCATATTCAACTTCATACAGAGGCTCTACAGTGAGATCCAGTAACGTAATTCCCTTGGATGAATAAGTGGTATTCTTTTTTGCTACAACAGCAGCACACGAAATGTTCAAGGCATTCCCGGCCTCCGGTAGAATTTTGAAAGCAAGTTCAATATTCTTTGATGTTGCCGGTTCTTTGTACTTCCTTGCACCCTCTGTTCCGGATACTGTTCCACCTTCAAAAGCTACCAGTTCATCAAAGGATGGATCCATGATCGACATGATCAACTCTGAACCCTCTTTAGTTTTTTGAACTATTTTCTTTGCGGATGTTTCCGATTTGTGAACTGTGATTGTAGGATCTTTATCTACAAATGAACATGTATCTTGGTACACATCTAACTTTTTGAATCCTGTGGTCGGCATAACTTTAGGATCTGCACTGTTGATAGGAGCGTAATAAACTGCCTTTACTCCCATTGTCATTAAAATTGGCATAGTTTCTTATTTTTTGATGTTAAACTTCCTTTTTTCTAACTACTAACTCTAATTTCACACACATAAAATGTTCGTTATGATTCTGTTCCTTAATTGCCGGATCCATTGCCTCAACAGTCCAACTGTAGCCTGTATTTCCATCGTAATGTTTTTTCAGGATCGTTGCGACCTCTTTTTTGAGTGCTTTTAATCTTTGGAATTTAGGAACGTATGTCTCTTTACTATTGATGATCATCTTTTCGTCCGGAACATGAATATTGATATTTATTTGTCCATGTCTCACTGAACTACTACCTACCATTGTGTGAGGCACTATAATAATGTCCTCCTTGGTGTAATCGTAACGGAAATAGCCTATCCCCCCGGAAATCATTCCGTGAACGGTGCTATCCTTTAAAATGCGATATACATCTTCCGCTATATCCTCAGTTGAAATCATAAATATCATTTATTTTTGTCCTTAACTTTTCAATCATTGCCGGGAAACTTGTTTTTGCTTTCAGTTCAGCTGGTAGGATTACATTGTAGCCTTTGGCTTCCACATAAGCAGCATAGTTCATTCCGGCAACTATGATAACAGCAAATTCATTTTGAGTTTCAGAGGCTATCTCGTTCGCTAACGCTACTCCTATTTGTGCAGAAATTTCTTCACCTGAACCTGTAAAGCCACCCTGAGAAACTATTTTCCCCTTATGAGTGATCACATACCCAATTGAGTTTGTGAGGTTACCGGTCTGATCGGTGTAATTCCTGTTATTTTTTGCATATATTACCAATTCCTCAGCCAACACTTTCATCGCATATATAGCAGCATCGACTATTCTGTCATGATACTGTAATACATGCTTTTTCACATGTCCGCTTGGAAATTGTTGTACTATAGGCATAATAACTCAATGTATTTTCTGTTTAAAAGATCTATTCCCTTTATATTCACAACTTCGGTTTTTCCGCTTTCATCAAAGGTTATTTCTACATCCTGAGCAACTGAGAGATCACCCTCAAAATACTTTTCAATGTAAATGCTGTAGTTTCCGGCAATAAGCTGTCCATCTACACCCATGATCTGTTTTGCGGGTAAATGAGCCTCAACCATACATTCAATACCATTAGCCCATTCACCCTCAGTTCCCGGTTGCAAATAACCGTTCTCGTCTGTATAAGGATCTGTAGCTAAAGTTTTATATCTGAATGATGCGTTTGTTCTCATAACCTTGTTAGTTTACCATAAATGGGATCCATCACTTATTGATGGTACATCAACATAATCTGAACTATCTAAACCGGCTTCATTACAGAGTACCTTGATACGGTTTTTCAACTCTTTTTCTTTGTAACCCTGTGATGATTTACCCATTGAATCAGATGAAAGAACGATCAATTTTTTAAGTACGTTAATTGCGACTTTCACAATCTTAATTTTGTGTTGTGCCGAGACATACTCATCAATTGCATTCAAACCCTCATCAGCGAGTGCCTTTTTAATAGTCAAGCTACTGGGGGAGTATGGATCTATCTCCCCCAAAACAGCTTGATATAGTGTGAAATTAGCCATGTTAATTACTTTTGTAAGAATTCTACAATTGCTTGTATTTCTTCATCAGTCAACTCAGCAATCTTACTGTTAACTGCCTTTTCCCCGGCATTACCCGGGACACCTTTCTCAATTGATTTTAAAGCCTCTTTTACAAGATCCAATTCATAATCAACATCGTTAATCTTGATTGTTTTTGACTTTTCCTCAACTGGCACCTCACACAAACCACGTTTTACTAAACTTTCGGCTCGCTCATTACTTGGCACATCAATTACATCATCTACATTGTAGATTGATTTATTATTGATGTCCTGAAATTTCACTAATACTTTAAGTTTCATGTCTTTTGCAGTTCTTTAAAGGTTACCCGGCAGCTAAAGCAGCATCGTACTGATCCTTTGTAAAGTAATTTGCACCATCAGGTAAAACCTTAGCCTCAAATCCCCTTACTTGCATAGATACGATTGCGTTAATCTCAGTTATGATAGGCAGTAATCTACCTGATCCCTGAGTAGTTTCCCCTGACTTCTGATTGGTTGATTCACCGGTTACCCATTTTGCAATTCTGATTCCGTTTCCGGCATTGAAATAAGTAACATCTTTTTCAGGTAGTAATTCACTGTCTTCAATTGATGGTTGGATTTCTCCAATTATTCCACTTGGTTTAAGAGCAATGAAATTAGGATTCCAGGGAGTAGTAGAAAGTCTCTGTCCGTCCTTATCAATTCCCATCTTACGTGTTACAGTAGTGATAGGAGGTATCTCATTAGATGAGAGCAATTCGTTAAACTGATCAGCAGTAACGTTCTTTGCCTTACGATCATTTCCATGAACCATAAGCCTAACAGGTTCTGACATGCGGATCTTGTAGTACAAGTCCTGAGACATCAGTAACTCACCAAACTCAATTCCTTTTTGTTTGAAGTCAGATATGATCTGAGACATCAAAAGAATGAAGTTCACTCCACTTGCTAAATTAGCATCCGTAAATGGTAGCGGTGCAACCAGTTTATTTGTCGGATCCATATCATAATCCACTTCAAACTCACGTCCTTGTGGGTTATTAAGTTCAGTTGTAAACCTTGCTACACCGTAATTTGATAAAGCCTGTAAAGCTATATTGTCCATTACGTCCTTTACACCCAAATATGCATCTTGCATATCCATTTTCAGGGTTTTCTCAATTGCCCTTACTTTAGCTGCATCATTAAGCCTTGGGTTTTCATAAACTTCCATGAGTTTGCGGTAAACATCAGCCGGCATAAAGAATTTGTGTCCTACTCTTGGGATCTCTTTAGTCCATGCATCGAAACCATCAGCACGCCTTAATGGAGTGGGCGATTCGTTACCAATTACAGAAGCCATGAAGCGTAAACGGTATTTACCCATGATACCCTGAGCGGTTAAACTCATTTGCGGTGTATTGTAAGTAAACCATTTATCACTATAGGTCTCTTCGAAAAGAGCCTTTTCCTTTTCGGATGCTTTCTCAAATGCTTTTTGCCATGTAGCTAAAAAATCTAAAGGGCTACCATCCTTGAATAATCCGGTAAAATTTGTATAAATCGAATTCATATCTTATCCTCCTTTCATTAAAATGATTTTGTCAATTTGATGTGTGGGTTTGCCTTAAGGTAAGCACCTGTGGTATCTCTCTGAGATGCGGGTATCGGCAAAACACGTCTCTCATACAATTCATATTGCATGGTATCAGCAACAACATCAATTGATGTTTCTTCCTCTCTTACAACTGTATCAGTTAATGTTATACAGTTTGCATCTCCAATAACAGCAGCGTTCAGTTCAGATGCTACAACTTCAATGAGCGTATCTCCGGCTGTCAATCCTGATATAGCAGCAGATAATGTTATTACCATCTTGGAAGCTGTTTTTTCAATTTTGGTAATGGTAGGAGCATCAGCAAATAGACCTGAAACAGTTTTCAACACACTGTCACCAACACTTAGTGTAGGCTGATAGAATTCACCAGTTTTCAAGGTTACGATCTTGGTATCAACTGTATCAACAGCTAACACCTCAGCAGTTTTCACGATCTTAACAAGTCGTGTTTGTTCATCTCTGATAGCGAGTGAGCCAGCCGGAATAACATCCCCGGCATTGAACCTTTGGGCTGTCCTGTTCAGGTTAAATCCACCTGTCACAATGGATGGAGAACCTGTAAAAATAGGACTAAACCCAGTATAGGATTGTCTTTTTGTTTTCATATCAAAGTTATTTTTCAGTTACAGTTATTGATTCCAACAGCGAATCAGCAGCCTGATCGACTTGCTTTTCCGTTGCTGCTTTTGCACCAGTTGAACCAGTTGAAAGCCCCTCTGTAATGAGATCTTGTTTAATGTCTGCCAAATACTCATCTATATCCTGATCATCAGGTATAGTTAAGCCTTTCATTCTCCAATCGGGTATTCCGTGCTTTGTCTGAGCCTCTTTAATAGCTGTTTCCCGGCTTTTAGTTGAAAGTGATTTTTCTAATTCTTGCATCTTGGCATTTTGTTTCTCAATCATCTCTTTTAAAGCTGCTAATTCCGTGTTCTCAGTAGTTGATGGTTCTTTCTTCTTAGGATTTTCGTCCTCATCTGTTTCCTGATCACTTTTCTTTTTAGATTCAGCTTCTTTTTTCTTGTTAACCCATCGTGTAGCTTCACCTTGCGATGCAGTTGCAATGTCAGCTATTTGATTTGCTATTTCTTCAATCGCTGTTTCATCAGTAGAATCATCTTCGATACTTCCACCCATTTTTTCGGTTAAAGCTGTTAGATACTTCTCTGATAAGCCAGTGTCCTTGCACAGGCTTTTAACTTTGTTAAATAGTGCCTTATTCATAGAAAATAAATATTAATTAATTAATGTACTGCAACAAAGATAGAAATTAATTCTGTAAGTGTGTTCACTAAACACGTAAATTATTCATCTTTTTACTGCTGATATATAGGCACTTAGAAAATAAACCATGATTTCACAGAAAATATTTCTATTTTTATTTGTTTTATTAAATAGAACAAACTATCTTTGTTGTATTAACAAGTAAAATTAACGATATGAGTAAGTCAGATTTCACAATTTCAATCGAGGACAGAACTATACATTTTCATTTAGGGCGTTTGGAAATGGCTATTACGCTTATGGAAAGGGAGCTTAAATCTCTTAAAGAGATACATCAGGATATGACAGAATTAGCAAAACAAGAAACTTTAAAAAATATCAGACATGAAACTATTAGACAAGATTGATGACTTTCTATTTGGGAGTAAAAGCAAGCTAATTACAAAAGGGATAACCATAGCTGCTGGGATCTACGTACTTGCAATCATCATAATGGGATTAATAACTAACTTATTTTAACGACTATGATTATAAATTTAGGCGGTTTGGTTTTCGTTACAAGTGAAAAAGAGAGTAGCTGTATCTATGAAGTACTTAGGACTGAGTATAATACTGAAAACTACAAGTTGATTATAAACAATACTCTTAAACCTACATTTTACGAGTTATTTTTAGAATGGGAGGAACAGCAAATAGTAAATAACGAGCCTAAATGGCGCACTCTACACACCAACTTATGGAGTAGTGGGAAGCTTTGGAAAATTGAAAAATACATTAAAGAGAACATATATAATTAAAAGCCCACGGTGCAAATATTTAATAAATAATTTATGACTTATAACAGAAAAGCGAAAAGCAAAACAGATACAAGAAAGAACCCGGACTTTATTGATACCTCAATGGGTAAGAAATATTTAAAGATGGGGCGTGTAGTGATTTTAGAGAGTAGGTTTTATGATAATAGTAACAAATAAAATTAGAATTATG